AATAGAGGAGAAGGTAAACTAGGCAAGCTCTTTATATTTTTATTTTGATTATTAACTATTAGAAGTTTAATACGCAGTAATCTGGTTGTACAGTCATTGTGATGTTTACTGCTACACCATCATCATCCCAGTTGTAATCTCCAAAGTTTGCGTCTGTGATCAATGCTCCTTTAAGTACCCATTCTGAAACGATATCTCCAACAGGACCTACAATATTGAATGTTAAATCTTTCTTGTAGAAATCAGAGTAACCATCTCTACCTGTTACAGATTCGTGATGTAAACGAACCCATTCCATTACAGCTTGAGCTCCACTTGGTGTAATTGGATCAAACAATGTGAATTGAATTGAATTCCAAATAGTTTTTCCTTTTACATAACGTTGAACGTTGATGTGGTTTAAAGCTACAGGTGTTTGTGACAATGTTACAGCACCCATTCCTTTTACCATATATGAAGGAATACCATCTATATAAAGAATAAAGCGGTTGGTTTGTTTTGGCTCAAACGCTGTAAAAAATATTTCGTTAGGGTTTAGAATTGGCATTTTTTCTTATTTTAATTTTGTTTTATTATACATATTAATTTTTTCAACTTTTTACGCTGGGAAAGAAGCTCCTGTTGGTTGTAAAATGAAGTCTAGAGCTATAAATTCTGCTGTGCGTGTTGGTTGAATGTAAATTTGTCCTATCAATTGGTTTCTATCGATTACGTCAGGACCATTGTTTGAATCATCCATAATTACTTTAAACGCATACAAACCTTGTTTTTGTTGGATAGTTTGTAGGTATGGGTTTACTCTAGATAAGAATGAATTTCTAGTAGTAATTGTGTTTTGTTCAAATACAATTGTATCTGCTACTTGTTTGATATATCCTTTCAAATCAATCAACAAACGTCTAACATTTACTCTATCTAAAGCTGATGCTGATTTTTGTAATGTTTTCTGTCCAAATACTACTACACCTTTTTTAGGCAATGTAGCTAATGGGTTGATGTTATTTGCATACAATGTATCTTTATCTGCTTGAGATAATTTATATTGAGCGCGTAATACTGTAGATAAACCACCTCTGTTAATACCTGCTGGTGCGAACCATGGAGCGGATACTTTATCGTTAAATGCGTAAACTCCTGGTATTAAAGTTGATGCAGGTACTGCTACTTGTTTTCCTGTTGCTGGGTCTGTGATTCTAACCCAAGGCCAATAAGCTGCTGCATATGATGTATCTAATGTTTGAGCTTGTGTTACTGCATCAGTTACTCCACCACTATAATTTACTAAATCAACTACATATAAATTGTCTCCTCTATTTTGAGTATTTGTTACGATAGTAGAGATAGTTGATGTATGTGATTCATCTGTTAATCCAGGTGTACTTAATACGTTGAATTGGTAATCGTTGTTATTAGCTAATAAGTTAACCATGTTTGTGTAGTTACCTGCCACCAAACCTTGAGTTTGAGTTCCTATGTTTTCATAGAAATTAGCTCCTGCTTTTACATCTCCAGTAGCGCTACCAAATGAACCTGATCCGTTTGTTGGGATAGAAGCAGTATATGCTGTTGTTGGTTGTCCGCTTGAATTAATGTAATTAGGTGTTAAGTAATTTACTGATTTAACACGTACATAACGTGATTGGTTTGGATACGTACCTGAAGATATGTCTATTTGGTTTGTAGTTGAGCTATATACTAATGTTTGGTCTCCAATTACTTTAGAAATAAAGCGAGTTGAGTTTGGATCTAATGTTAAATCATTCCAAGATTCTAAAACAGTTTTACTACTTGTTTTATCATCACCTTGGCGAATAATCAAGTTAAATGTTCCTGATCCAGTATTTGCATTTGTGATTTCCCAACGTACATTATCTTTTGAGCCTGAAGGTAAAGTACCATCTGAATTTTCAGTACTAGTGCTATTCATTATAACACCTTCTGAAAGTGTTTCTAATACGAAAGCATCCGCTGATACTGAATCTGTACCTCCACTTAATGTTGGGGTTACTGCTGTTCCTGGTTGACCAAAAGGTGCCTCTTTATAAATAGTCGTGCCATTAAATGACGTACCTGCAGTTTTAGCTGAGATTGTTAATGTTGGTGTTGAGTAAGAAGCTACAAGGTATGTACTTAATTCAAAATTAGGGTCATTAATACCACTTACTAAAGCAGCAGCATAATTATCGTAATTATCATTTGTGGTAGCTCCACTTGAAGTATACATATAATCCGCCAAGTTAGAGTAAGTATTAAAACCAGAAGAATTTGGTACAACATAATAATCGTTTCCTAGTACACTTATTCTTGTCCCTATCCAAGATCCAGTAGCATTTGCTCCTATAAATTGAGTACTCATATTAATAGTTGCGCTAGCTGTAGCTCCTGTTGAAGTATTTAAACCATTACTAACTTTACTACTAGTTGCAGAAGTGTATGAACCTGAAACTACACGAGCAACAATTAATGAAGTTCCTCCATTATTGAAGTAATTGTAAGCTGAGATTGATGTGAGGTAAGAGTAAGTATCACTTCCGCTAACTAATATATCCCCAAATCTATTTACATAGTCTGAGTAAGAAGTAACAAGAGTTGGGATTTCAACTGGTCCTTTTACTGCTGGTCCTATGATAGCCGCACCTGCTTGTACAGGTTGGCCCATCAAAAATGTGTTATCTACTTCGCTTAAAGTTACCCCTGGGGATACTGAGAATTTTGCCATTTTATGTTTTGTTTTATTTTATTATAAATATTATACTTTTATTTAAAAAACATTTTTATTCAAAAGAAACCCCTGTAGGAAGCACATTGAAAGTCAATAAAATAAACTCAGCAGTTTTAGTTGGTTGCAGATAAATAGAACCTACCATCTGGTTGTTGTCTACTACAGTTGGTGTGTTATTTGATTCATCCATAATTACTCTAAAGCTGTATAATCCATTTCTTTGTTGTACAGAAGATAGATATGGGTTTACTTGAAGTAAGAAATTATTACGTGTAGCAGCTGTATTTTGTTCAAATACAAATGTGTCTGCAACTTGTGAGATGTAGTTTTTAAGTTCAATTAATAAACGTCTAACATTTACACGATCAAGAGCACTTGCTTTTTTCTGTAATGTTTTTTGTCCAAATACTGTTACCCCAGTACCAGGTAATGTAGCTAATGGGTTAACGTTTGCTTCATATAATGTATCTCTGTTTCCTTGAGTTAAATAACGCTCTGCTCTAGTCACATTATTCATTACACCTCTATTAATACCAGCAGGTGCAAACCATGCTTCTGATGAGTTATCATTAAATGCATATACTCCAGGCATTAACGTTGAAGCAGGTACCCATACTTGTTGTGCTGTATCAGGATCTACTGTTTGAACCCAAGGCCAATATGTTGCGGCATATGAACTATCTAAATTTGCTGCTGTTGCTGCTGATGTTACATTTCCAATATTTGCTCCATATGCTACTGTATCTACTATAAGCATAGAATTGCCATTATTTGAGCAATTTGAAATTAATTGAGTAATAGCAGATGAATGAGATGGTAGACTGTTGATTAAACCAGGTGCTGTAATGTAGTTGTATCTAAATTCGTCTTTATTTGCTAACAATGAAATTGATTGTAAGTAATCATTAGCTATAAGTCCTTGAATATTTGAGTCAGATATATTTTCATAATATTTAGCTCCAGCTGTTACGTTATCTCCAGTTGCTCCTCCAAAAGTACCACTAGCAGCAGTAGGAATAGAACCAGTAAATTGCGATTTTGGATCTCCTGAGTTATCTAGGTATCCTGGTGTTGGTGTGTTTACTGATTTGACTCTTACGTATGCTGAGTTATTGTTGTAGTTTCCTGAGATTTGTACGTAATATCCTCCACTGCCATCATTCGCTACAGTGCTAACTTGGTTTCCAATTATTTTTTCTATGTAATTAGGTGAGTATGGGTCTAAAGATAATGGGCCCCAACTTTCAATTACTGATGGTGAGTTTGTAGAGTCGTTTCCTTGTCTAATTACTAAATTAAATGTGCCAGAAGATGTATTAGCAGATGTTATTTGCCATCTAAAATTATTAGCTGAACCTGAAGGTAAAGTGCCGTCTGAGTTTTCAGTGCTAGTACTGTTCATTATACTACCTTCAGAAATTGTTTCTAAAACAAACGCTGTAGTTGAGTCTCCATTCAAAATATTTGAAGAAATAGCAGGTGTCCAGCTATTACTTGCGCTAACTACTCTAGTTACAAGTAGTGTAGTACCACCATTGTTAAAATAGTTGTAAGCCGAAATAGAAGTAAAATACGTGTATGTTTGACTTCCACTAGTAAATGTTGAACCAAATTTATTTAAGTAATCGCTATATGTTGTTACTAAAGTAGGAATACCAACTGGTCCTTTAGGTGCTGGTCCTATAATAGCTGCTCCAACTTGTACTGGTTGTTGTGTTATAAATGATTGGTCGTTCTCTATAGCTAGAACTCCTGGTGATACTAGTGTTTCTGTTGCCATCTATTTTATTTATAAATATTAACCTGTTTAATTAGATTAATGGGGTAATTTCTCCTGTTTCAGGGTTAATGTTTGATCTACCATATGTGTCTACAATAGATTGGTTAAATTCTTGTTCTCGTTTTACTAATCCGTCCAAGAATGCTTTAGCTTGGTTATATCTTTCATCAATTTGTAATCGGATTAATGAAATTTCACCTAACTCAGCAATCAGAGCTTGAGTTTCTGTTTGAATTGTTTTTAAAGTTTGTAACTCTTCTTCTGTTAAAAACTTGTTTTCTGTAACTGTTTCCATTTGTTTTATTTATTTGTTGTTAATTTACGATAATGAACCTGATCTCCAAGCTCCTGCCATCCAAACATAAAATCTATGATTTCCTGATACTGTTGCAAATATCATTTCTCCATCTGTTCCTGTCCATGTTGGAGCAGCTGAACGTGTAGTAGGTAATACTATTGAGCCTGACATTCTTACTTTAAATGCGTCTGAGCGGGAACCATCACCAGTACCATTTCCTACAATCATTAAAGAAGTAGAATCACCTTGTTTATTGTATTGTCCTTGAGCATGTTGGTATGAACCTGATGCTATTGTGCCTAAACCTTCAGCGTGGGAATTTGGGCCATAAGATGTAGTAGATGCACCTTCGGCATGTGAATAATTACCATAAGCTATAGTATATGCACCTTCAGCATGTGAACCTACTCCTATAGCTTGTGATTGTAAACCTTCAGCATGTGATAATTGACCACTAGATGTTGCATTAGAACCTTCAGCATGTGAATAATTCCCATCAGCTAATGTATTTACACCTTCAGCGTGTGAGTAATCTCCTTTAGCAAGTGTATTCCAACCTTGAGCATGAGAATATGAACCTTGAGCAATTGCACTTAAACCTTGTTGAAGACCATGAGTTGATGGGGAATAATTAAATGCACTTTCAGCACCTAATACAGTACCATTGTTGTATTGTATATCATATGTTGCTCCAGCTGGGTCTGTGTTTAATGAATATGATGCTGTTAAAGAGGATATAGTATATGAAGCTGTTATTGCACGAGATGAAGATACTGCCCATGAAGCTGTTCCTAAAAATCCTACACTACCTACAGCAATAGAAGCTGTATATGTAGTTGCTGTTACATTTCCATTTACATCTAATGATGATGTTGGGGTACTTTTTCCTACACCTACATTACCACTAGCATCTACAATAAATGGGGTTGTATCGTTTGCTACATCATCTATTCTAAATGAAGAAGATGCTACATTTTGAACTATATGGAGTTTTGCAGATGGGATATCTGATGTATTAGCTATAGTATTGATGCCTATGTCTCCACTTGGCATGACACGCATTAATTCTGTTGTGTAATTTACAAAAGTAAATGCTGGGCGAGATGAAGTTGATGGGATAACTGCTTCCCCATACCTTGCATTAAATGTCATAAATGCAGTAGTACCACTGTCATCATATGCTCTAGATTGTAAAAGTAATGCTGAACCAGTACCACTAGTTTTTGATCCTCTAATTACTGGGAGGAATAGTCCATCTGTTGCGGTTCCATTAATGATTTGTAAGCTAGTAGCTGTGTCATCATTTACTGTTGCTTTAAATAGGGTTTCTTGTCCTGTTTTAGCTTGGGTTACTACTTCTAATGTTGCATCAGGTGTTGTAGTACCTATACCCATTTCTCCAGAAGAAGTTATAGTTACTTTTGTGGTATTGTTTGTAAGGAAAGTTATATTTTGGTTATCTTGGGCTCCTATACTAACAGCTGTTCCAAATTGGTTTCCATTTTGTAAAATAGCTCCAGCTAAATATGAAGCTGTTTGAGCATTTTTTACATAAGATGCGGTTAAAGCATAAGATGCTGTTTGTGCTGTTAAAGCGTATGAAGCTGTTGTTGCTCTTGAAGCACTTACAGCATTTAAAACATATGAAGCGGTTGCAGCATAAGAAGCAGATACCGCATTTAAAATATAAGATGCAGTTTGAGCATTTTGTACATATGAAGCTGTTGCTGCATATGAAGCTGTAATTGAGTTTACTGCTGTTGTGGCCCAACTTGAGGTACCTTGTAAACTACCAGTAATATTAGGTGCATTTAAAGATCCTGTTATTTGTACTTCTGTTCCTGATGCAAATATTAAGTTAGATCTGCTAGTATTACTTGATCCATTTCCTACAATGAAGGCACCAGTACCTGATATTGGTAAGTTAAATATCCCTTGAGCATGTTGAAAATCTGATACTGTTATTGTGTGTTTTCCTTCTGTATGTGAGTAATTTCCACTGGATGTTGTTTGGGCTCCTTCGGCATGTGAATACTGGCCTGATGCTAATGATCCTGATCCTTCAGCATGGGAACTAGTACCTGATGCTATTGTATAAAATCCTTCGGAGTGAGCAAAGAAATTAGTAGCTTTTGTTTCATAACCTTCTGCATGTGATATATCACCACTAGCGGTTGTTTTATAACCTTCTGTGTGGGCATATAGGCCACTTGCTCGTGTATATCCTCCTTCAGCATGAGATGAATTACCTGTTGCTCTTGTTTGGGCACCTTCAGAATGAGCATAATTATTAGTAGCTTGAGTTAATGCCCCTTCAGCATGTGAAGCAAAACTTGTTGCTGCTGAAAAATCTCCTTCAGCATGAGAATATAAGCCGCTAGCTATTGTGTTTGAACCTTCGGCATGTGAATAATCATTATAAGCTGTTGTATTTTGACCTTCAGCATGAGAGTATTGACCAGTAGCAGATACACCATCACCTTGTTGTAAACTTTGAGAAGTAAATATGAATTTAAATGAGCTGGTTGCTCCTAATATAGTGTTATTGTTGTATTGTACTTCATATAGATTACCTGCAGGGTCTACATTTAAAGCATATGAAGTACTTACAGCATTTAAAACATAAGATGCTGTTGCTGCATATGAACTTGAATTAGAATTTAAAGAATAAGAAGCAGTAGTAGCAAATGAAGCACTTACAGCATTACTTGCAGTTCCTAAAAGTGATCCTGTTAATCCTCCAGCAGCGTTGAATGAACCTGTTAGAGTTAAACTCCCAGATATTACAGCACTTCCTGTATATGGGAATGTTTGAGTTGTAGGTATATTAAGGTTTGCTGAGCCTGTGTAATGTAGTTGTTTGGTTACAGGGTCATATGTAATAACATTAATTTGAGCATCATCTGTTAATCCATCTATTGTTACAGGTCCGGTTACAGATAAGGAACCAGATATAGTAATATCATAAGCTTCAGCTCCTGTTAAAGCATTTACTGATTGTGAAACATGTTGAGCTTCAACTGGTTGTCCAGTAACAATACCTGAATTGGATAGGGTTTTTGCCATTTATTTTTATTATAAATATGGGTAAAGGGTGTTTAATTTAAATTAATATTAGGCAATTTCATAACTACCATTCCAAATAAAACGATCTGTGTTTGCCCAAGTAAATGGTGTGGTTGAAGTTATAGAATCTGCAGTTCCGCTAGCACCTTGATATTGTATTGCAGTTTTATAATTAAATCCAGCACGTGCACCATTTAATAGGGCATTATACCAAGCAGAACCATTATCTAATAAATTTACAGACATCAATATAGCATCTGCATGTGATGCTGTAAAAGGCATTGATACGTACCATTCTCCAGATCCAAATGTTGTAGATGACCCCATTACTATGTTACCTCTAACAAAACATGTTTTACCAACTAATTTATACCACCCTTGTAATGATCCATCTTTAATGTCAGGATTTACAGATGCGGCTGTCCATGTTGGAGTATATGATGCCCAGGCTCCATTGAATGCTGTAGTAGCTGATGCAGTTGTAGCATATGAAGCAGATATAGCATTTGCTATACTTCCACTAAAATAGGAAGCAGTTAATGCGTATGAAGCTGTAGCTACTGTTCCTGTAGATAAAGCGTATCCGGCATCATTTGATAAAAGGGAAATATTGTTTCCGGCATATAAAATACCTCTTAATTTGTTAGAATCAGAAAAGTAATTATACGTTGAACCAGTAAAAAATTCAGCCATTTTATTATAAATATAACTTTAAATTAAACGTATGAAGAAGAAGCTACTTGATCACCCATATCTTGGACTCTAGCTAAATTTTGTAAACGTTTAACGGTTGGATTAGTTGTAGATGTATCGTTTAAAGCAGACATCATACTACTTGAAACAGATCCTACTTTAACATCTAAATTATTTTGAAATATTTTTCCGGAACCTGTTGCATCAAATGAAGAAGTACCAAATGACCAAAAATCATCTAAACCAGTATATGTTCCTACGGTACCATTATCATATACTACACTTTGGGATACAGCAGAGGCTACAGGTATTATTATGGTTCCTATAGAACCTGTATTTGTGGTTAAACCTATTCTAACATCATCTACTCCGGGAATATAAACTGAACCAGTTGCACTTGAAGTATTTACAAGTGTTCCTTTTCTCACATCATTTACTGATGGGACAACCATTAAACCAGAATATTGGCTTGTATTTCCATATGGTTGTCCAAATCTTACATCATTTTGAGAAGGGTATATGAAATTTGAACCTGACTGGAATATGCTAGAAGTTAAACCAGTACTTGAGGTTGTTGCTATTGTAAGTAAAGAGGATCCTGTTATTCTTACTGCAGGAGCTGCTATAGCATTCCATGTCCCGTTATTTGTTACGTTACCATATACTTCTATTAAACTACTAACAGCGGTACTAGAGTAAAAAGAATTACTAGGGGGGCATGTTATATTTCCTCTTATTATTGTTCTACAATTAGCTGCAGAACCAAGACTAATAGCTATACTAGCTGTATTTGCACCAATATTTGGGGGAGATGTATTTCCATTTATTGAGAGGTATTGATATTCTATAGCACCTACTAAAATTCTTCCTATAATATTACCATTAATATTGTATTCTTGATTAATTGCATTACTAGTTATTAAAGCCCCTGCAGAACATGATATATTACCTGTTATATTAACAACATTGCATTGTTGGTAAGTTGGAGCATTGGAGGAAAAATTAAAAATATTAGAAGTATTACTATTAGAATGTCCAATTACATCTCCTATAAGATTTACAACATTTCCAAATTTTCCATTAGATACAGTAGCTACTAAACCACTTCCATTAACACCAGATTGAGATACAGCTCCTGATATATTAAGAGTAATTCCCTGTTCATTAAGAGCTATAAGAGGGGTTGTTGTTGCTCCTATTTCTAAAATAGAGGAGGTAAGATTTATGATTTGAGAATTTATAGAACATGATATCACACCACCAACTGTAACTGTTGGGTTAGAAGTTTTATTTCTATTTGTAAGTAATCTAACATTTATGGAAGAAGGAATATCTATGTCAAGAGTCATAGAAAAATTATTTAAATACACATCATCATTTGGACCCGGTAAAGAAGTAGCGGGGCCCCATGTTGTTAAACCTTCCGAAGAAGTTACCCATGAGCTTGTTGGGCTCCAAAATAATCCGCTTGCTGAGGGTCTAAATAATGCCATTAGTTAGTTGATGAAGAAAATTGGTAAATAATAGATGATGTTGTTGCTATATTTTGTAAACGTTTAGCTATTGGATATATACTGTTTGGGTTATTTAATTCAGTTAATGTACTTCCAGTAATAGAGCCTATGTTTGTATCTAGGCTTAATTTTATATCTTCACCTACAGTACCAGAGGCTGTTAAAGAACTTGAAGGAAAATTCCAAATATCAGACACTGTTCCGTATGAACCAGTAGCAGAACCTGTATTTACAAATGCTCCTAAAAGCACATCCGATACTAGTGGTATAATTACACTACCAGTACTATTTACATTATTTGTTTGACTTGAAGTTACACTTAATCTTACACTTTCTGTTACAGGAACAAAACATAGACCAGAACCAGTATCTGTTGGTTCTCCATATCTTACATCATTTGCACTTGGAACAGCCATTAAACCTGTTTGTAATGGGGTTACACCAAATTCAACTCCTGAACGTACATCATTTACTGAAGGATATGTAATAGGTATACTTCCAGAAGCAAATGATGAAGTTTGGTTTGCTGTAGTGTATAAATTTAATTGGGAACTTGCAGAAACTATTAATTTAGAGCAAACCACTGCTTGTACTCCATTTATTTCATTGTTATATAAATTACCATATACTGTTACTGTAGGTCCTGCGTTTGATGTTACTATTATTCCAGGTGCATTTCTCCCAGCATATACATTACCTATTACATTTATAGAACCCCCTGTAGTACTTTTATCTATTATAGCCGCTGGTGAATCTGTGGATGTAAAATTCCCCATTCCACTATATACTGATCCGGAAATGTTTGTTACATTTCTATTTCCTTGTAAAAGTATAGCTGCTTGGGATATGTTTCCTCCACCTCTAAGATAATATACTGATCCTGTTATTGTGAGTAGAACTGTAGTGGATGTAGCGTTACTAATGATACAATTACCCGCAGCATTTACATATAAATTTCCTTTTATATTTATAGAAGAAGTAAGTGTATTCCCAGCTATATTAATTGATCTACCCCCAATAGCCATTACATCCCCTACTATATTATATGTAGCTGAAGTTCCTACGTTTTGGTTTATTGCGAATCCTGCACCTATAGATGTTAAATTTCCTGAGATATTTATACTATTGCTAACTTGGGTCCCGAATGTTTGAAATAAAGATGCAGAAGCGTAAAGAGAAGAAGTAATTATTATAGCATTTGAGCCTGTGCGTGAAGATAAAGAGCATGATATTGTCCCACCAGCGCTAGAAGATATTTTAGCTAAAGGAGATATATTGATTCCAGGAGTTAATGCTGCGTTTGATATTACTGCTGCTTTTATAGATTGTGTTGCATTAGTGTCTAATATAACGTTACGATTATGTAAATAAACATAATCATTTACAGTAGGTAAAGCATTTGCTATACCCCATGTTGATATAGTAGCGTCTGAAGATGTTTCCCAGTTTGATGCTGTACTCCAGTTTATATTATTTGCTGTAGGTCTATACCAAGCCATATAACTTTTTAAGTATTAAATGAAGATATTTGGTCCCCTGTTGTACCTACAGTTGAAGCGTTTTGTAACCTTGTTACAACAGCATATTGACTTCCAGATTTATTTAATTCAAACATTACACTTGAAGATACAGAACCTACGTTTACATCCAAATTGTCTTTTATAAGTTTTCCAATACCTGCTGTTAAAGATGCTGTTGGATATGACCATATATCTGCAGGTCCAATATATGAACCAGTAGCGGAACCTGTGTTTACAGATACACCTTGTTTTACTTGGGATGTCAAAGGTACAACCATTGAACCTGTTGCTTGTTGTCCGCTTATACTTGCAGTGTTTACAGGCACTCCAAGTCTTACATCAAATGATAAAGGTACAACCATTAAACCCGTTGATCCTGTATCAAATGGGATTCCAAACCTTACATCATTAGCACTTGGGATTACTACTTGACCAGGTGTAGATCCTCCATTAGTAAAGGCTGTATT